GTCAAAAAATTTGACCCACGAGATATTGTCAGCGTCACGCAATTTCTCCATCTTTACTCAACCAAATAAAACGGTTACACTTAAATAGAAAGACGTGAGAGAGCACTTTGTTCGAGCCGGGAGACCAACAGAACTAGGGAGAAAAGCACAACAACTTGTCTTGGCAGACCACCAGTTGCAGCAGCTGGCGAATCCAGAAGTGGACTTCGCAATGTCAAGCTTACAGGAGGCGAAAGCAAAGGTTACGCGTGAAACACTCTTAGTAGATTTTGGTATCAAAGAAGATGAAGCCGAACAACATATCAGAAAAATCAAGAGAAAGCTGGATAAAGGCGGCATACCCTTCACCCGCACAGGGCACCTCCTTGAGTGAAAAAGAATTCGCTCGTGCATACCGCAATGCATGGCTTACCCCACAAGAACTTGAAGCAGCCTATTATCCATCAGACGAATACGCCGAGCAGGCTAAGTATTACTATCACGAATCAGACACTGAAATGGCACGAGATGTTGACGGAACCTGTAGACACATCATTACTGTGAAATTGCTTGTAAACCATAAGCTTGCCCAGGAGGCCAGTGGACAGTATTGTATTCGCCAATTCTTCACCGCACACAGAAACCCAGGCAAAGAAGTATGTAGTGATGCACAGCGACATGCTGAACAAATCATGAAAGAAGAATTAATCCGGATACCTTGGAAGATGGAGTACCATCCAATCCCCTCCCTTCGCAGACTGCTTGATAGTATGATATAAAGAAATCATGGATGATAAAACTCCTGAGGAAATTCTAAAAATCTTTGCAGCACCTGAGATGGATTGTTATAGTTGTGGCAAGCATATTACGGGTGAACGCTTCATTGACGAGCATAACGCAAAGCATCTCAAGGAGAACAAAGTAAACCAAGTCATGACAAAGATTAAAGATGAAAAGGATAAACAAGGTATCCAAGAACTCCGCGACCTCCTCGAGGCAAACCTCCGGTAAATGTGATATACTTTATATATGAGATGGGGCGCACGCGCATTAAATCCATATACACAACAACTTGCTTCGCAACAGGCAAATATGCAAGAGATTGAAATCAATAACCACCAGGATGTGGCGAGGAGAATGCAGCAAATTAACGACCGAATGGCACAAGCGAGTCAGCAACTTGCAGAGCAGCAAAAGATGACTATGCGGGGCGCACAGCTTGTCACTTCTGCACAAGCACTCCAAACAAACATGACCCAAACACATAGCTGGAAACATCTGCAAATTTCACGGGAAGACGTAGAAGTAAAATTCGAAGGACCAAAAGAGCCCAGCCTTAAAGACTACCTTGAACTCCTCAAAAATAGATAATCTTGACAAATGCCTGATTAGTACCATACGGTATATATCAGATGACTACTCGTATTATTATCTCACTTCCTAAAGAACTTCTCGCTGTCCTGGACAAATACTGTGAGGAGCATACCTACAACCGTTCTGAATGTATCCGTCATGCAATCCGTGAATTAGTTATTCCCAACGGAAAGGAGCCGCAAAATGAATCTGCTTAAAAAATTATTTGGCGACGAAGAAGAGATAGAGAATGAACAGCTCTCATTGCCTGCCTGTACCCATAAATGGCAAGTCTTTTCAAAGACCTATGCACCCCCACGACGTGACGCAAAAGTTGAAGGCTTAGACCAGCGATTAGCAGAGAAAGCACTTCTGGGTGTGACTACCTATCTTTGGCAATGTCATATCTGTTCAGCAATCCGCAAGGAAGAAATGATTGGCTCAGACGAACTGCAATTAACTGAACTCTGCGAAAAAGTAGATAAGTTCGGTATGCAATACGTCGAACAGGATGATAAGACCTACGCAATTGCGCGTTGGGTTCCGCCAGATGCTGGCACCACTCCTGTACGGTAACTTATGGCAAAAGCAAAGAACGACTCAGTAAAACTTGCGAAACGAGCTGAGAAGAGTAAAGCAAAACAAGTTGCTAAGCTCAAGACTGGACTCCCCGCACGAGACGTAAAGCTTGACGCATTCCTCGAAGAATTCATGCATAACGGAGGCAATGCTACAAAAGCTGCTCTTGTTGTGTTTCAACCCGCAAATGTAGAAGCAGCTGCTGTTATGGGCCATCGCTACCGAGAGAAAGCAAAAATGCTTGCCGGTGCATACCTTGAGAAACAAGGTTTTGGCTATGGTAAGTTTCTTGATGTCGCTGCCGAGAAGATGCTTGAAAGTAAAAACCCTGATTGGTGGGACCGCTTGATGAAGATTGCAGGTTATGACAATTTCATTGATAAGAAGTCTGGCCAACCACAGGCTGTCGTGAATGTCTTCCAACTCCAAAAGAAAATGCAAAACCAATATGGCTTTGGTGATGAAGAGGAGGTAATCAATGGCGAAGAATCTTAAGGATTATAAAAAGTTCATTGAAGACAACTTCTTCATTCTGGGAAAAGACGACCAGAAACCTATTCCTTTTAAGTTCACCTGGACTGATGATGAAGGGATTATCCACGATGTGCAGGATAAGTACTACCAGTTCCTCCAGAATGATTACCCAAACCTTCAAGGCGTTCGTGAGATTGTGCTCAAAGCGCGTCAGGAAGGTATGTCATCATTTATCCTCGCGCTCTTCACAGTCGATTTCCTCATGGACCCCTGGTCTGTATCAATCTGTATCTCTCACCGAAAAGACTCAACAGATTTGTTGTTCCGGAAAGTGAAGTTTTATATCGACTCGTACTGCAATAAGATGGGTATCGACTCAAAGCAAATGCTCAAGTCTGATAATAAGAACCTGCTTGAGAACTCGTTGAACAATGCGATGTTTTATATTGGTACTGCGGGTGCGAAAGTAGGAGGACGTGGAGGTTCAGCGAAAAATATCCTCTTCTCAGAGTGTGCTTTCTATCAAGACACTGAGCTTATTACTGCACGAGAAATTGTGGAAGGTACAGCACAGCAGGTCCTTCAGGGTAAAGGTATGATTTTTATTGAATCTACTGCAAACGGATTGGATAACTACTACCAGAAGACTTGGGAGCAAGCAATGAATGATGAGGTCCACTACAAACCCCGCTTCTTTGGTTGGCAGGAAATGTATACCCCTGAATGGATTGAACTGAAAAAAAAGGAATTCTCAAACCAAGCCATGTTTCGACAGGAGTATCCCTCAAATCCAGACGAAGCGTTTATCTCAACTGGTACACCTTACTTTAGTAATGACATCTTAAAAGCTATGCTGGATATCCACGCGTCTCCTATTGCCAAAGGGGAGCTTATGCCTGATGGGTCACTGGAAAACAGAAGCGAGCCAATCGAGAAATGTTCAGCACGGTTATATCGAGAGCTTGAATACGGAGAACAGTTCGTGGTGTTTGCCGACCCAGCAGAAGCAAAAGACTTTTGTGCAGCTGTGGCAGTTTCCAAGAAGCGCTATGATTGTCCGCTGGTCTTTAACCAAGTTATGGAATCATCACAGTTTGGCTACACCCTTGAGCATATGTGTAAATACATTTTTGAAAAGACCGGCATGTGGCCAAAGTTGGCAGTTGAGCGTAACACCGGGCAAGCGACTATCTATGTTCTCAAGACACTCAATTATCCAGACCTGTTCCGCATGGTTGATATGACCTCAACCAACTCACATGAAGGTGGCGGTATTGGATGGGTAACCACAGGACATATGGCAGGTGGAGAGCTGCAAGGTACCAGACGAAAAATGTTGGATGATGAATCCTTAGCGATTAGCCAGGGAAGACTGATTATGTATGACCCAATTCAGATTAAACAGCATATGGCGTTTATGCTTGTCAAAGGTCGCGCGCAGGCAAAGAGTAATAAGAAAGATGACTTTGTTATGGCAACCTCTGGCGCATGGCAGGTACAGATGTTGACACCATCAACAGGCTTTGGCGACTGGGACCCTGAGGCAAATAAGGCAACACGAGAGAAATGGAGATTTAAGTAATGACAGTAAGCGCACGCACAAGAACACCTGGTCATCTTATCTATACACTTGAAGAGGGTGGCGGATTTAATGTTCTTAGTAATTATCCATACGAAGATTACCTGGATATTTTGAAGAGAGGTCATTTCCATATGGCAACAGGAGACAATGTGATTAAAGTTGTACCAGCGTATGTCTCGTACGTTATTGGTATAGATGATTTTGACTTTGTCCTTGATGAGATAAATCGAGAAGTGAAACATAAGAAGAACTACGGAAGACAGTACTATAGCAGGATGCCAAAGTTAGACTAACATGAGTAACGAATCAATGAGACCGACCCAAGCTTCGCGAACCCGAATCATGGTTGAAGCAAACCAGATTGTAGGGCGGGAGGCATTTGTCATTATGGATGAAGCGCGAGTTGCACAAAACGCAGTTCTCTATGATAGAGCACAGGACTTCTTAAATGGTCCGGATTACAACAAGAGAAAGACTGAGAAATGATGAAACAAATATTATTCGGTTTGGCGATTATATGGTTATTAACTATAATCTATATAGTTACGCGCTGAAAGGAGGTGACAAGATGACATTTAAAGAATTAACCGAAGTAGTGGCCGAAGAAGAAGGCTTAGATGAAGAGGTTAACATTGCGCAGATAAAAGAGATTGTACGCATCACGCTTACAGCACTTGCCAATGCACCTTTTTCATCTGTAGCAAAACTTTTGTCAAAGTATGAAGAAAAATAATAAACAAGTGAAAACACTAGTCCACTTTTTATTGGATAAGTCTGGCTCAATGAGTGCAGTCAAAGATGCAACGCTTAAAGGATTCAATGCATATATTGATGAACTAAAGCAAAGCAAAGAGAATATCCATTTCTCATTAACCCTGTTTGATACGATGAGTATCGAAACGCCATATACTGATATACCTGTGCATGATATTCCACAATTGACAGCACACAGCTATCGTCCACATGGGGGAACCCCATTGTATGATGCAGTTGTTGAATCTGTTGAGGATTTGCACAAGAAGATTAAGGACCAAAAAGATACCGCAGTTGTAGTTGCAATTATGACTGATGGTATGGAGAACGCAAGCACGAAACATACACGAAGTTGCTTGAAGAAGTTGGTCAAAAAACTTGAGAAGAAAGGCAACTGGACATTTGCATATATGGGTGCAAACCAGGATGCATGGGCAAACGCTGAGTCCTATGGTATTGCAGCTGGAAACACCATGTCTTGGCAATCAACTGACCGGGGAACAGAAAGTGCTTTCCGGGGAGTTGCTATGGCTTCCTCAAATTATGCTATGTATGCAGCATCAGCTGGTGGCGGTGGAAGTGGTGGCGTTAAAAATACCAAAAACTTCTTTACTCCTGAAAAGGATGAGAAGGACGAGGACAATAAAAAGGGAGGGGGTGGTGGCAATGGCATTGCATAATCATCATTCTCATGAATGCGGCCACGAGGACGTGACCTATTGTAAACGATGTAAAGTTGTTTATTGCGAAGACTGTACACAAACATGGACAGCACAAGCAATGACGTATACAACAACATCACTAGGCACGTTCCGTGGTTCACAGTATACAAATATACATACACACTAATCATGGCACAAAAACCAAATTACGAGCTCCATGAAGAACAGCTGAAAGCAAATCAAAAAGCTGAAGCACAATTTATGGCGCAACTCAAATTGGTTCGACCTGAGATTTGGGTCTTGGCAGACTTAGTAGACCAAACTGGCGTGAATCCTTTCATTTTATGGAAGGTAGGTTATTCACTTAACCATCTCGCACAAGGCTCCGGATGGGGTCAAATTGTCGTGGAAATTCAAGACGGCACAGTCAAAATCATTAAAGGCATAGACCAACATAAAGTAGAAGAACCGGTTATTGTAAAACGACAAGTATAAGCGCTCTCTTGACAGCCATTGTTTTAGTCTGATAGCGTTTGTTTAGAATATAGGTTAATTAGCGGAGCACCCGCGATGGACCACCCAGAAACTTTCCCCTCCTGAGGGGTCATTTGGATGGTCTTTTTTTATGCCTTTGAATATGGCTAACGTAAGCAACAACACTAAACAGGACGAACAAACATTCCGAGAGGTCCGTCAGCATCATGAGATTGGTTTCCAAGAAACCGATAGACGTGCTACCGGCAAAAACCGCATGGGAACAATTTCATTTGATGAAGCAGATGAACTGTTTCGTTCATGGATTGATGAAAACAAATGGCCATACGACGCACTACTCTTTGACCCACGGGTCTTTACCTTCATCTTCGAAAAAACCTCACGACTTATTTCGAATAAGCCACAGGGAAAACTCATCCCACGAAGCGGTGCCAATCAACTTGGTGCTCGTATCAATAACGAACTCCTTTCCTATCAATGGGATATGGCAACTCAGGGTGGCACTATGCTTTCCAAATGGTCACTCATGGATATCAATGCCCGAAAATACGGCTCTTCATTCGCTATTACAAAATGGCGATACGAAATGGACTCAAAGAAAAAATGTGTCTTCGATGGTCCTGAGATGCAAGTACTCAATAACCGCGATGTCGCTCATGATTTAACAGCAACCAGTATTGAAAATTGTAACTGGTTCCAAGTACGTCAATATGTAACCATTCAAGAACTTGAACGAGTCAACGACCAAGCGCGTACTGCACCAATCTATCGCAACCTGAATAAGGTCCGCGAAGCAATTGCACGAGATGCAGACGAAGGTGGCGGTGGCGATAACCGGTCAACAAACTGGACTTCACGCTCACGAGCAATCGCAGGTTTAGAGCAAGACCCAGTTGGTAAAGACGACACATTCAAGACACTTGAAATCGTTACTGAGTACCGACGAGACCGATGGATTACCTTTGCACCAAAGCATGGCATTGTATTGCGAGATATTGAAAACCCATACATGAATAATGAGATTCCAATTCTTATGCTTCGCTACTACCAAGTTGATGATGACCTTTACGGTCTTTCAGAGATTGAGCCAATCAAAGGGCTTCAGAAGGCGATTAACGCGATTTTATGTCAGTACGTTGACGAGATTAACCAGAAGCTTTACTCACCGATTGCGGTGGGTCCTGGTGTCAGACAGCACACACTTGAATGGGGTAAAGGCGCACGATGGATTATGAACAACCCAATGTCTGATTTCCGTTTAGTGGAGTCACGCTCAAACGCAGCACAGTTCTTTAACAACACCTACTCAGTATTGGTCAGTGCAATGATGAACTCTCTTGGTGAGTCTTCTCTGGGAACATCAAATGTACAACCATTCCAAAAAGACAAAACAGCGACTGAGGTTAAAGCGCTCCAACTTCAACGAAACTCACGAGATAACTACAACCAGATTTTCTTGTCTGAGGCAATCAAACGCCAGTACATGCTTTGGTTCTCAATGAATCAAGTATTACTCTTCTCAGACCCATCAACCCTTACCTACCCACTTCGAATCAGTGGCGCTGATGCAATCCGCTACTACGAGACAGCAGGACTGAATGCAATGGAAGCACCATCAAATGATGAAATCTTTGCGTCCTACAACGATTCACTTCAGGCAATGGAAAAGATGAATCAAGCTCGCAAAGACGGCACACTTGATGAACTCCTAGCAGACAACCCAGATTTGGAGAATGCGTTCAAGCCAAAGTTTGAAGAGAAACCAAAGTATGGTGTGAAGTTTGGAGACAAGTACGAACCAAAGCTACAGGTTGAAGATAACAAACAGGATGCGCTTTTGCACATTGAACCAAAAGACGTAAAGGGCTCATATGACTTTGCAATTGATGTTGAGTCTATGCAGGTGAATTACGACGAAGAGCGTAAGCAAGCTCGACAAGCAGCAGTGTCACTTCTCTCAACAAATCCAAACGTTATCCAATACCTTGGCATGGAAGGCGTACGACCAAAGTTTAAGGAATTGTTTGTGACATGGCTTGAAGACCTTGGGTTCTCAGACGCAGAGCGATTCTTTGAAGCAGTACCAGCACAAGGTGGCGGAGGCGAGCAAGACCAAATGGCAGCAGCAATTAAAGGTGCTATGGAAAAGACTGGTATTGGCGGACCACCATCAGGCAATCAAGGTGGTATTCCAGGGGGTACAAACCCTAATGCCGGTGGCGAATCAGCATCAACAAGTCCATTCGCACAACCACCAACAGCGCAACCAGGAGCACAACCAAGTGCCGCACCAATAAGTGCAGCAAGTTACGAATAATACTATGGAAGAAAATAAGAAATTTTTAGACGACCAAGAAGAAAAAGAGCTAGCAGATGGGCAGGCTCTCTATGAGATGACAAAGACCAAAGGGTTTGTTGTTTTGCAGGACCAATTGAAAAGCCTAGCCTTTCACTCATGGGTAGACCCACGGGAGATTGATAAGCCAGGTGGATTAAGTAAAGAGGAATGGGAATGGCGAGAGCTGAACGCGTTCCACGCAGCAAACAATGCAAAAGAATTGCTTGAATGGATTCAAAAGATGATTTCATCAAGCGATTATCTAGAGAAGAAAAAGAAAGGTGAAGTTGGGTCAGACCCAATGCGAATCAGATAATGAAAGCATTTATAACACGATTACGAAACCATTCATTTGTCCTTGACTGGAAACAGTTTGGACCAAAGATTGCACTCGATAACCAACTGATTGGCTTTACCAAATGGTTTGTTAGAGCAAAGAGAATCCAGCTTACGTTTAAGAAACGAGGAGAGAAATAATGGCTAATGAGATAGTCTCATTACATATGACATTGAAAGAAATATTAAAAGAAGAAATACCTCCTGCAAAGAGGATGGATGTCTTATTATGGGCACTTGAAACTGGAGACATAATAATTAGGAGTAGAAAATAATATGGCAAATTTACCAGCACTGCCAGGCAGTGACGATACAAGTTTAAATAGAAATATGTTTAGTGGATATTACGGCGTACGTGCCCGGGATTTCTGGGGACCAAACGCAATTACACAAGAAGTGGTTAAGCCACTAGAAAGATGTGACCACAGATTTGTGGGAGCAGAAGGGGGAGCCCAGTGCAGTAAATGTCACTTCGGACTTCTCGGCCAATTTGAAATCTCTAATGGGAAACTCCTCTTCCGAGGGGAACCAATAGCGATTTAAGTAAAGACTTAGTTGAGAAACGATTAGGTTCAATACATCACACCAAGCTGCGCTTTGCGGGGCGCATGATAAATACACGCATAAAGAAAGGAGGTGAGGTTTGAATGGACGAACAAAATCAGAATCAAAATAGTGGAGCACCAGTTGCGAGTCCCGCACCTGCTCCTGAGCCACAGGCACCAGCACCAGTTGCTGCGCCAAAGCCAGTAGCACCGCTGCCAGAAGCAGCGCCCGACCGGACAAAAGAGCAATTTGAAAAGCTCCTCGAAAGTAACCGACGTTTGTATCAAACAAACGAGTTACTTAGAAATCAGTTAGAACGACCAAGTGCGCAAGCACAAGGACAAGCACAGAAAAGTGTAGTAGATGACTTTATTGAAGTTAATCCTTTGACAGGTGAAAAGTATATTGATGAAAATCGGTTGAAATCACAGTTAGGGACACTGCAAGAAAAGGCACAACGGCTCGAACAACAGATGCAATCATACGTGAGCGCAACTGAAACTCGAGAAAGCCAACGACAAGCGCGCGAGGCTACTTCGGTTCACCCTGAATTAGACCCAAACAGCGACAAGTTCGATTTGGACTTTAACAAGCAAGTGCGAGGAATTCTAATTGATGCAATCAATAACCCGAATGATTACAACGGAAGAAGTTTAACACTTCGGGAAGCGGCTGATTACGTCAAGGGCCAACTCGGTAAAGTTTCGCAACAAGCACAGACATCTGTGCAACAGCAACAAGCTGAGGCTCAACAGCAGCAGTTAGCTGCTGAGGCACAGGCGAGAAAAGAACAAGCAAGCACACAGGCAACATCGCAGACTGGAAACCAGGCACGAGCTTCTGTTTCAGATGAACAGGAATTAAACGACCTACGGTATAGAACCAGATTTAATCACGATGATGACGCTCTTGCACGACGCATTATGCACACAGAACATATTCTTCAGAAAGATTCAGTTCGCGGAGAATAACCTTAGACGGACCCGACCCCCGCCTATTGTACAAAATACACGGGCGGGGAAAGGAGATGACAAAATAATATGGCCTGGGGATTAATTACATATCAAGACGCAGCACGCCGAGAGGACTTGCTTGATGTTATTGGTGACGTATCACCCGATGAAACACCATTGATGACCCTTTTTGGGACTTCAACTTCACGGGGTACTTACCATGAGTGGTTGAAATACAACGTTACACGACCTGTAACTGTATCAGCTGACGTTGAAGGAGCAGACACCACATTTGGTGACTTAACACAACCTTCACGTGAGACTAACAACACTCACATCATCAAACAGCCTATCCAAGTGTCACGTACTGAACGCGGAGCAAACGTTGCCGGAATGGGCGACCCATATGCTTTCCAAAAAGCCGACGCATTGAGACAACTTAAGATGAAGATGGAATACGCTATTCTTAACTCAACACGAGCTTCTGGTTCATCTGGCGTAGCACGTTCAATGAAAGGTGTTGATGCATTCATCGCTTCTGTCGTAACAGCTCGAAACTCTGGAACTAGCTTTTCAGAACAAGAACTTAACGACATGTCAGCAGATGCATACCTAGCAGTCCGAGCAGATAAAGTATTCGATATGGTGTTATGTACAGTTAAAATCAAGCAAGCAATTGCTGGTTTCAGCGGTAACTCAACTCGATACATTGACGCAAAGGAAAAGAGACTTACCAAGGATATCCTTGTGTACGACTCAGCAGTCGGTTCACACCGAATCATGCACCACCGAGACGTTAGAAACGCAGCAGGTTCAACCACTGTTTATGGTCTTCGAGAAGACTTACACAAAGTTGCTTACTACGACAAACCTATGTTCGAAGAACTTGGAAAAGTTGGAGATGCAGACCGTGGACACTGGGTTACCGAATTCACACTCGAGGTACTCGAGGAGAAAGCTGACCTTAAACGAACAGGATACAACGTTAACGGCTAGTTCCGTTAACCTGTTGACTGTCGCGTGGATGACGCGGAGACTAAACAACAAGTGCTTCTCCACTTGTTTCCGCTATAAAAAGAGAACAAGCTGAAGTGGGTATCCACAAACGGATTTCAGCAACAGAGTTCAGGGGGTTGTTTGCCAAGACTGGCCCCTTGAATCCTGTATGGCAGATATTGTGGTAGCAGATAGTGGACGTGTACGAAAGTTAAGCGATGTAGAACTTGCTGAAGATGTTTTAAAAGCAAAAAATAGCAAGGATACATGGAGCGTTATTGACAAGCTTGTAAAAGCCTGGGCAGCCCGCGCACCCGAAGACGTGAAAGCTATCGAAATTAACTTAGGACAGTATCGAGAATCACTAAAAGACAAAGAGTTTGGAACAACAACCGGAGCACAAGACCAGGAACGTCGTTTCAAATTATCTTTTCCATATGCACTCATGATGATGATACGAAGCGTCTATAAACATGAAGACTTGAAAATGGATGAAAAGTGGTTTGATGAGTTCGCAAAGCGCTACCCGTATTTTAAGGTAGCAGAAAAGTAATATGGCAGCAGATTTAACAATTGCAGAACGAGCATACTTCGTTCGAAAAGCAGGAGGAGCACAACCAACTGAACCTCTTAATAACATTAAACGCCGATATATGATGGGCGTTGTTGGTGCGAGCGTGAATGGGAGAACTCCTTTCTCACAGCTTGAACGACTCTGGTTGCTTGCCGTTATCGGTGGCCCAGCACGGGACTTTGATTCCGTTGAGGAAATGTGGAGACAAGCAGTTCAGGCAATCGGCCAAGTACCAGAACGCCGTTTATCAGGAAACAAGATTAAATTTTACTATAATGCGCCGTAGTAGTTGACAACACTTCAGTTAGTCCTATACGGTTATTTAAGGAGGTGATTTCATTATGGCAACAAAATTCAAGAACTTAACAAACAAAGACCAGAAGCCACAAGAGCTTATGAAAACTAATCGACCACAGTCTGCTATTAAGCAAACTCGTAACGGTGGAGCAGCATCATTTGAAAACAAACGAAACAGCACTAAACCAAATGCAGGCGTAGTTCGCGCAGCAACAAAGTCTAGTGCAACACCAGCGAAAAGTGGTAGTGGATTTAAAAGCTTCATCAAAGGCAAATAAATTAGTTGCTCACTCAGAAACTGTACTAACTAATTTATGGTAGACAAGAAGACGACGTTGTATCTCAATATGATTCTCGGTGACTTCGAGGACATTGAGACTGTCAAACGTTCAATTGATTCAGTTAAAGACCAGGTCGATGGGATGTATATCACCATCACCTATAAAGGAGACAAGCCTAAGCAAAACAAGCTCGCAGGTGTTGTTAACGCATATATCGCGCAACATGGCGGTAAGGTGTCCTTTTTCAAATGGACCTACAATTTTGCCGAGGCACGACAATATGCACTTGACCAAGTCCCTCGTGGGGAAAATATTTTCGTTTATTGGCAGGATGCTGATGACGTATTACAAGGCAGCGAGCACTTACATCGGATTGCCGATGAAATGATTCCTAACCAGGAGTCAGCTGTCTATTTTAACTATTTGTATCAAGTCGACCTTAATGAAGAAGGCGATATCCGCGAAATCCTCGTTGAACACAAACGTGAACGTATCATCCGAAATGACGATACCTGGAAATGGGTTGGCGCTCTGCATGAAACTCTCATCGAACAAAAGGTTGAAAACGTTATCCGGCACTTGCGTCGTGAATGCCAAGTCGTGCATTTAACAAACAATCAGCGCTTAGACCATAACATCAAACGAAACATTGAAATCCTCGAAACAACTGCACGTAAAGAACAACACAAAGACCCACGAACTGTTATCTACCTAGCAAAAGCATATTACGATTCAGCAAAGATGACTGAAGACCTTAAGCAGCGAAAGATTTACTTAGACTTAGCGCTTAATCTGTTTCATGAATATCTTGCCGGTGCAGGAGCACCAGGAACCGAAGGGTATCAACCATCATCAGGATGGCCTGAAGAGCGTTCAACTGCATGGAGTTATGTCGCAGAGATTGCTGTCTTAACAGGGCACCCAGACATTGCAATTGGAGCATACCAGTCAGCAATTGATGAAGCACCAATGTTTCCTGAATACTATATTGATATGGCCATGTGCTATGTCATGAGAGAAGAATTCAAAAAAGCTGAGCATTGGTTAAACGTTGCAACCAACATGCCAGAACCTGAGACTACCATTATTCAATTCCCTCGCGAGCGCAAGACTCGAGCACTCGAAGCTTCATTTCATATCAACATTCATAAGAACAAACTTGAGTGGGCACTCGAAGATGCTGAAAAGCTCCTCGCTATTTTACCAAACGATAAACTCGCACAAGACCGTGTGCAACACGCAGCATCATTAGTTGCCTATAACAAAGCATGCCAATCAATCATGTTTGTGTCAAAGTACCTTGAGCAAATCAAAGAGACTGATAAGATTCCGTCCCTTCTCCAAGCAATTCCATCTGACATGCATCATGAACAATTCATTGCGCAAATGAAGCATCTGTTTAATCCTCCAACAATCCATGGGGATAAGGAAATCACCATTGTCTGTGGACCAGGATTTGAGAATTGGGATGCGAACTCAGTGAAAACTGGTTTAGGTGGGTCTGAGGAAGCAGTAGTCTATATGGCACAGGAATTAACAAAGCTTGGTTGGCACGTTACTGTGTATGCAAATCCTGCACGACCAGGAAACTTTGATGGTGTGGAATACAAAGTCTGGCATGACCTTAATCCAAAAGACGAATTCAACGTCCTTATTCTTTGGCGAGCAATCGGGTTTGCTGATGTAAAGCCAAAATCGAAGTTCACTCTCCTTTGGCTCCATGACGTACCAAACAATCCAGACTTTACCGAGGAGCGTTTGGCATGTATTGATAAGATTGCTGTTTTGTCTGAGTATCACAAGTCGCTCTTGCGGGTGCATAAAAATGGACTGTTCCGAAAGATGCCTGAAAATAAAGTGTTTGTTACAGCTAATGGTATTACACCACTCAGTATGGAATGGAAGGGAAATCCACACCGAATGATTTATGCATCAAGCTTTGACCGCGGTGTTGTGTATCTTCTTCGTAACTGGCCAATCATCCGAAAAGAAGTACCAGATGCAGAGTTACATCTCTTCTATGGCTGGGAGTTATATGACAAGATTCATAGAGGAAATCCAGAACGCGCAGAGTGGAAAAATAAGGTAGTGCAAATGATGCAACAAGATGGTATAGTTTATCATGGAAGGGTCGGACACCGGGCTTTGCATCACGAATTTGCAAAAAGTGGTATCTGGGCATATCCAACAGACTTCACTGAAATCTCATGTATTACAGCCATGAAGGCACAGGCACTTGGAGCAATCCCAGTAGTGACTAATATGGCCGCACTTGAAGAGACAGTAAGGAACGGTGTCAAAGTTGATGTTGATATCGAGACAGAAGAGGGACAAGAAGAATATATCGGTGCATTAATTGCGCTTCTTAAAGACGAAAAACAGCAAGAGAGTATTCGTCCAGAGATGATGAAATGGGCACGAAAGCAGTACGCATGGGAGAACGTTGCAAAGCTTTGGGATGAACGTTTCCGTGTAGGTATGCAGAGTTTAGAAAAGCGATATGAATCCAAGACAGAGACTACAACAAATATTACAGAATCTTCAAACGAACCGGGAGGAGCTGTTCAAGCTGTACCAGGAGGCGCAGCTGGAATCGAACAAGGACAAAGTCTTACAAGTGCAATTGAAAGTAATGGAGGCGCTCGCGCTTCTCAGGAAAATAGTACCGGATAAGAAACCAGACAATGAGAAACCCAAACTAGGAGGTGACGAATAATTATGCAATTTGACGACGGAAAATCACAAGACGGAAAATGCCCAGTATGTGGCAACCCAGTACCAGTTCGTACAACTCGAGAAAAAACAAACTATTGTTCTCGTGTCTGTGCATCACAACGTAAATACTCAACTCGCTACACAGGGAGTTTAGCAGGACCACGCGATAGACCAACTTTGAAAGAAAAAACAAAGTTGCCGTAGGGGAGGTGATAGGCATGACAAAAACAACAGAAGTAACACCAGCAGATTTGGCAAACATTGCAAGTGCGATTAGCATTGCAGTGAACGCTGACCTTATGGCGCGCCCTCATGGTGCAGCTATTTGGAAACGAGTCTTAAAACAATCAGGAATTGATGTTCAAAAAGACATCCTTCCGCCTACCACTGAAAAGAATACCACTGATGAGTAACAACTTTGAAAGGAGGTGAATTATTTATGGACGGAAATAGATTGAAAGAATTGGAGCAACGTGAACGAAACGAGCTTAACTCTCCATTGGAGAAGGAGGAGCTTGAATTAATGCATAAACTCCAGGAGAATGTAGACAAGCAAAACGCAGAAGCTGCTAAGAAGCAGGAAGAAGCGTTGCATGATGCAGCTGTCGAAGGAGATGGACAAGCCCAAGTTGAGCTTGAAAATCGAGAAATCGAGAAGCGTAATCAAAAAATACGCGACGATGTGCAAAAAGATTTGGATAGAGACTTGCGTAATAAAGACGCTAAGGATGGAGACACTGTTGCAGAACAACAGGAGATTCAAGCCAAAAAGGACGAACAATCCAAAAAGGATGAGGAACATAATAAGGGAGCGAAGTTACATCACAAATAACTTCACCCTTACGAAGGAGGTGACTAACTATGATTGTAAAAAAGATTGCAGCGGATTGGTATCCGAGCGAAAATAACGGATTACGTGTTGGAGATACAATTGATATCACTGACCCAAAGCAGCTTATCCTAGACGGAAAAGTACAAGCTTTGGATGAAAATGGTGTTGAGGTTTCAGCATACGACCTGTACGGAGTACTTGTTCAGAACGAAGTTGAAGATTTTGAGGCTTACCTCAAGATGAAGAAGCAAGAGGCTCTAAAAAAGCAGCTTGATAAAGAGCGTACTGAGCTAGACGCACGAATCGCAGCACAGGAAAGGATTAAAGCGCAAGAAAAGCCTGCCGAACCAGCAGCGCCCGCGTCAGCTCCTGTCACACCCGAACCGGTAAAACCTGTAGAAGCTGAGAAAACAGTGGACGCAAAGAAAGGTAAGTAAATGACAAACCGAATCAAGCAGGGTCACGGCCTTCGCGTATACTAGGACTCCCCGAGAGCTTGTCCAAGGTAGACCAAAGGAACCGAGCCCTGCTTTTTTAATGGGTTGAAAAATATACGGTAGTGCTATACGGTAGATATATGGCACGAGTATTAGTGACCGGAAGCGCCGGATTTATGGGGTCTCATTTAATGGACCAACTGATTGATGAAGGACACGAAGTATATGGACTCGATAATCTCAGTATTGGCCGAGAGTCCAATGTTTCAGAGAAAGCAAAAGGCAAAAACCGCTTTATTGATTTGCGCGATGCACAATCGGTCAAAGAATACATCGACCAAATTAGACCGGAAGTTGTATACCATCTGGCTGCCTGGGCACATGAAGGGCTCTCGCAGTTCATGCCGATTCTTATCACTGAGAATAATTACAACGCCTTCCTAAACCTCATTGTTCCTTGTATCAATAACAACGTCAAACGAGTTGTCATATGCTCTTCTATGTCAGTGTACGGCGCACAACAAGCTCCGTTTGATGAGAGTATGCCTACTGCACCGGAAGATGTATACGCAATTGCCAAAGCCTCAATGGAGAAAACAACCGAAGTTTTAGCAGACGTACATGGATTTGAATACGTTATAATAAGACCACATAATGTTTACGGACCTCGACAAGCTCTCCATGACCCTTACCGTAATGTCGTTGGTATTTTCATCAATCGCTTACTCAAAGGTCTCCCTCCAATCATTTATGGTGATGGCTTACAGACGCGGGCTTTTTCCTATATTGAAGACGTTACTCCCTATATTGCAAAAGCTGGATTTCTGGACGGCATCTCGGGGGAAATCATCAACATTGGTCCCACTGAAGATTATTCTATCAACACCCTCGCACATACTGTGTTGGAAGTTGCGGGACTTGATAGTACGATTAAACCTATACACCTGCCAGATAGACCCCGTGAAGTCAAACACGCCTATTGTACTAACGACAAAGCCACAAAACTTCTCGGTTACAAAACAGAAGCAAGTCTTACAGACGGCATCAAGCACTTTTGGGACTGGGCAAAAACTCAAGGTCCTCAAGATTTCCAATACCTTGATAACCTTGAATTGACTGGTGACAAAGTTCCAGAGACGTGGAAAAAGAAAACAATGTAATGGCAACTAAGAAGAGACTTTTATTCATTTACGACATTGAAGACGAAGACTTATGGAAAGATGGGTTAGCAGCAGCGGTTACACTTCTGAGTAAAGATTTTGAAGTCAACAAGCTCAACCTCTCTGTTCGTAAGTTTTCCAGATACTATGCTGACCAATCACATGATTTTGTTTTAGGCTGGGGCGCATTCGGTTCAAGTGTTGATATTTATATCCAGAACCGAGTTGCAGGAACCAAAGACCTTATAGAGAAAAAACAAGTGCATTGGTTTGAAAAAGAGAAGTACGGTCTTTGCGTAGGCGGATATGCACCACCAACAAGACCACAAACATACGACGTTATATTTTACGAAACAGAATGGAGCAAACAATGGTTCACAAAAACTCACTACCACACGCTTATGATACATGCGTTTGGTACCAATACCGACATCTTCAAGCCGATGAAAGCCCCTCTCTTATGGGATTATATGACCGTTGGCGCATTCGCTTTATGGAAGCGGCAACATCTGCTTACCGGAAAATCAGGAAGCAAACTAGCAGTCGGCCAAATCCAGAAGAACAATCTTCAGGAGAGCGTGGACATCTTCGGAAACCTGCTGTTATCTGGTGTTGCCATATCAGACAGTGTGCCTCCCGAGAAGCTTGCGAAGCTTTATGCGTGTTCGAAGACGATATACATACCTGCCGACTTGATGGGTGGCGGAGAGAGAGCGGTGCTGGAAGCTCGCGCATGTGGTCGAAAAGTTGAAGTAGAATTCGATAATCCAAAACTCAGAGAACTTCTCACTGGTCCATTATACGACCAACACTATTATGCCAAGCAACTGAAGAAAGGAATTGATACATGTCTGAAGTAAAACCAAAGCTCTTAATGATTTATGATTATGAAATGCCACCGCATCAAAAGCGAGTGAAACATTCAAGTCCGTATCTGTTGGAGCAAGCACTGAAGGAATACTTTGACATGTACCGAGTTGGGGAGATTGAGCCAATGCAAGCAGACATGGTTCTTAATACACCACCATTAAAAACACTCGGTGGCATGGGAAATGATTTGTTTGCTCTAGGACCAATAACTGGCTATTGGACAACATCTCCCTTAGAAGGCATTGGTGAAGAGTACTTTAAGGATTGTGACATTTTATTTAATGCAATTCCATCATGGGAGCATAAGTTACCAAAAGGAAAAGCTGTCACATTATTAGATGCCGTTGACCCAGCATACCATGAATATGAAGATACGTTTGACTTTGAGGTTGGCTTCTTAGGGAGTGAGATTGAGGGGACACGGATAGACTTACTAAATCGGATTGCCGAGCGCTTTAGTTTACTTCGAGGACATACAGACTTAGGCGAACGGTCAGCACGAGCATTGTCTCGGTGCAAGATAGTGCTCTCAATACAAGATTGGAACTGGCATGGCGCAGGGATTGAACGAAGGTTCTTTACCTTTGGCAATATCCGGCCAATTCTGATTCATAATACACCCGATTTTGCGCTTGCTGGTTTTCAGGAAGATGTACACTATCTCGGTTATAATAGTCCTGATGAGTGTTTAGAGAAAATTGCAGAATACTTACGCGTTCCCGGGACACTGGAAATGGTAGGAAATCAACTCAAAAGAAAGTTGCGTGCTGAGCATATGTTTTCCAATAGAGCGAAGACTGTGTATGACGCATATATAAAATATAAAAAATGAAATTAAACTTAGGCGTTGGCCCTTTGCCAATACATCAACAACATTTACAAGTCATGGGAAACGTGGACGAATGGACACTCGTTGATTTGTATGTTCATGACCCAAAGATTAAGAACTGGGATGCAACAACGCTCAGTGAGGTTCCTGACGGTTCATGTGAAACTATCTATGCGTCGCACTTACTAGAGCATATTCCCCACCCACAGGTCCATGACGTATTAGCTGTTTGGCAACGAAAACTCAAATCTGGTGGCGAGCTGATTATCAATGTGCCCGACTTAGCGTGGGCTGCCAGACAAGTACTTAAGTTTGAAGCAGAACAAATGCTCGCTGGATACTACTCTGACTTTGAAGGCAATAATGGGTTACAATCTATTATCTATGGAACCCACGCGCACGACGGTGAGCGACACCAATCAGGATACACTCGCCGGTCATTAACTGAATGGCTCGAAGGGATGGGTTTTACAGACATTGACGTTGCACCATGGTATGATGCACACGACATGGGAGTACTCCTCGCAATATGCAAGAAAAAGTAAGTATCATTATTCCGTATATGGAAGCAGACCCAGACAAACGACAAGTCCTTGAACGACTACTCGATTCACTCAATGGTGCAGATGAGGTGATTGTGGTTGAAAACTGGAAAGCTGGCTACGCTGTACCTATTAACTTTGGCTTATCACAAGCAACGGGTGACTATCTCATGATTCTCAATGACGACTTGAAGATGGACCGTGGTGGAGACCTTCATGATTTATGTGACCCAAACTTTGTTACAAGCCCAACTGTTGACGGAAATGAACAACCGTTTTGGGGCTGTGCGTTTATGATGCCACGCTGGGTATATGAAGAAACAGGTGGTCTTGATGAACGGTACAGAGTGAGCTATTTTGATGACGACGACTTTATCAATGAACTGCGAAAGGCAGATATCCCAATGAAATCTATGCCATTTGTGAACTTCTGGAATGTAGATGGTGGAGGCCGTACATTACATACCTTTCCAGACCACAATGAATTCTTTGCTGAGAATAAGCAGAAGTTTATTGATAAGTGGGGCGATACTCCTGAAGTACTCAATGAGTTTTACGCAAAACATGGCCACTTAGGCCTAACCCGCTGCAAACAAACATGAAAGTAACTATCGTTACCCCGACAATTAGGAAAGAAGGGCTTGCTATCGTTCGACAAGCGATTAGTAAACAAGAATTCAGAGACTTTGAATGGCTCATTGGCTCACCTTTTGACCCGGAAATAGAAGAGGCAACGTGGGTCAAGGATGATTTTACAGAAGGGTTCTGGACACTCAACCGAATCTATAATAAACTATTCAGAAGAGCGCAAGGAGAATTAATCGTTTCATGGCAAGACTGGATTTGGACAAAACCAGATGGCCTAGGGAAGTTTTGGCGAAACTATGAAACAACTGATAAGAAAGCTATCATCACAGGCGTGGGCGACCAATATGAGCGCCTTAATAAATGGGGAAAACCAGAAGTCAAAGTCTGGTCTGACCCAAGAAAAACCACAAAAAATGGCACCTTTTATGAGTGTTACCCTAACGATGCAGAGTGGAACTGGTGTGCGATACCCCTCAAAGCAATTCAAGAAGCGGGAGGGATGGATGAGAAACTCGACTCTCTCGGCTACGGGGGTGACCAACTTCAAATCTGTCAACGAATGGATGAACTTGGTTGGCGGTTCTTTCTCGACCAAACCAATGAGAGTTTTACGTTGCGACATGGAAGAGATGATTTTGGAGGACAAGACTCCTGGGATGCGCATCACGTTTTATTTAACGGACGATACGACCAACGAATTGCAGAACTCAAGAGAGCAAAGCGCTGGCCTTGCATCGGGGTTCTGTAATATGATACGGTCAAAGAAACCATCATGGATGAGAAAGTCGTAACACCAAAAACAAGTGGACCAGCCCCACAACCGGCAGCTGAACCTGTCGTGCCGCAAACAGAGACTACAACAAAGACCGAACAGGTGAGTCAGTTGACAGAAGTTGACAACGAACCTAAGGCAGTTGACGTTGATTCTCTTATTCCTTCAGACCCGTACTACATGGACCCACTCTTTTTCGAAGTTGCAAATTACTTTGGTATTGAATCAGGAGACTACGATGCAGTCAAAACATACCTAGCAGATATTGTGGATTATGTTATTCGGGACATTCAATCAAATGAGCCAGACAAGGTTTTGCTTGCTATGCGCGCACTTGAACGACGACTCGAGCCACCAGGGTATGACGAGAAGCGTTATAAGCATTTTCATAAGTACATCAGATTGGCACAAAAACAGGGCGCTATTACTGACGCAATGCGAGCATATGAAAAGGAAGAGGCACGCCAAAAAGGTGGACCTCGATGGGGATAATATATGGCTGAGATAATTCAAACCAAACCAGCAGAAATTACACTTCTTGTTGACGAGCAAGGGTCAATTACGTATATTGGTCGAGCAAAAAAAGGCACTGCATTGAATGACCCATTCTGGCAGATTCGCCGCATTCAATTCTCAGGAACCACAAACACTTTCCAGTACGCGAACGGGTCAGCTCGGTATAACCAAGTTTGGAACAACCGGGGTGGGCTCATCTATTCAAACTGAGGACTTGACAGTCCAGTAGTTAGTATCATACGGTAAAAGTACATTAAGTTAATTAGTGGAGTACCCACGATTGACCGCCAAGAGTTTCTTCGGCGGTTTTTTTGTGACTTCAAAAGGAGGTGATTGATTATGGCAAAGAAAAAGAATCTTGCACAGGAAGGTCTTAAAGTTCGCGGTTTTTACCGAATTCAAATCGAAAACGACGATAAAACTGTCGCCGGTGATTCAGGGTGGAGAGAAAATGCAGTTGTAAACTTAGGTTTCAACAACTATTTAGTTCGAACACTTGGAGCAATCGCTGGTTCAGCACAAATCTCACATATCGCATTAGGAACAGGTGGAGCGCCAGGAGCAACAGACACAGCATTAGCTGGAGAAGTTGTAACTAACGGTTCAGGCTCTGTTGTTCGTTCAGCTGTCACAGCTGCAACATCAGCAACATCTAAAACAGTTCGTTTCACAGCAACATTTGCGAGCGCTAACTCATTCCTTACAGCATCAGCAAACATTTCAAATATTGGATTGTTCAATCTATCAGGTCCTACAACAGCATCTGGTTCATTGTTCGCAGGTAACACATACGCATCTAGTGCCTGTGCTACTAACCAAAACGTAAACGCTACCTACGACATTACTTTCGCGTAATCTAACTATTGACAGAAGAGTCCTTAGTTATATACGCTTGATATATGTCGAACTGGTCTGATATTGAAAAGCTCTTGCATCCGGAGTCCGGTATTGTAAAGCTTGATATTGGCTGTGGTCAAAGTAAGAATAAAGGCTTCATCGGCATGGACTATACTGCCTATAAAGGAGTTGATATCGTACATGATGTTGAACAATTTCCGTGGCCACTACCTGATTCGTGCATTAACCTCGCTGTTGCGTCTCATCTGGTTGAGCATCTCAATACCCATTCTGGCGATTCACGTATTGCTCCCCTTATTAATCTCCTCTTGGCTAAAAATGTTATCACGCAAGAAGATGTTAAGGAATACATCGGCGAAATCAATCCTGGTCCACGCTTCATGCGCTTTATGGACGAAGTATGGCGTATCCTTAAACCAGAAGGAGAGTTCGCAATGGCATTCCCCTACGCTGGTTCTCCCGGCTTCTACCAAGACCCAACCCACATCAACAATATTAATGAAATCACATGGATGTATTTCGACCCAGAAGAACCACGACTCCATGGCGACCTTTATACCTTCTACCGCCCAAAGCCTTGGAAGATTAAGATGTCTGCATATGCAAAAGGTGGGAACATGGAAGTGGTACTCATTAAACGCGAAGAAAAACCCGAGTATCGTACAATGAAACCACAGATGATTGGACAACAATAATATGGCAGAGATTACTTCGTACGCAGAGCAGATAACGATAAGGGGATTTACGAAAGGTAGTAAAACTACATCTATTCATATAGAGGTTGTCAGCTATCGGTTGACTGAGGATGGAGATGTTCTTAAAACAATAACCGACGAGAGACTTGGCGTAGGTGACACTATTCTTGTTTCAAATGGTGACCAACAAGATAGATTGAGGGAGTATATTAATGAAGACAATAAAAGATAAAAAACTACACAAAAGCTTATTTAACGTTGACCTTGATTTGGAACGACGCATCTTTGCTGATGAAGGTATTACCCCGCCTGATATTACAGATGACATGGGTCGTGACCAAAAGTACGACGAATATCCAGATGAGATTGTGAAACCTGGTAAAACGCATAAACGGATAAGCGATAAGCAAGATGCAGCTTCTCCCGTTCGTCCCTATTACAAAATCCAATCAAACGTTCAGAACTCCAAAGACCCAGGATACGTCAACCGTATTTTAATTGGAACACCAACTCTTGGTAACATTCGTATGGAATGGAGCCTTGCGCGTTACGGCCAAATCATCCCTACCAACTGGTCACAAATTACTATGATGCAGTACCTCGCAACCTATGCGCCAATTCAGTATCAAGTTGCTGATGCACAGAACCTGATTGTGAAGGAATTCATTGAGAAGGATTTTGAATGGCTCTTTCTGCATGAGGATGATGTTATCTTGCCGGTTGATTGTTTCCTCAGGTTGAATGCACATATTCGTTCCGAGAAGAACCCTATTATTTCTGGTTTGTACTTTACCAAGTCAATTCCAGCTGAACCAATGATTTACCGGGGACGAGGCAATTCCTATTTCACGAAGTGGAAGTATGGTGATTACGTCTATGCTGATGGTGTACCTACAGGATGTTTGCTTGTACATCAATCAGTTCTTAAAGAGATGTGGAAAGACGCACCGGAATACACATATCAAGGAGTAAAGATGAAAAAGGTCTTTGAGACACCACGAGATATGTACTTTGACCCACTCACAGGTCAATGGAACTCAACTACAGGAACCAGTGACTTAGATTGGTGTACACGAATCATTGAAGGAAACTACTTAGAAAAGGCTGGCTGGACAAAGCATGCCAAAATGAAGTATCCTTTCTTATTGGATACTAATATCTACTGCAAGCAAATTGACCAGCAAGGTATTACCTATCCGGTTACAGCATGATGAAAACACTAGCGATTATTCAGTATATACTCAAAGACTGGCGAAGCAGGATTGCTTTGTATTGGGGAGAATGTGCAAAGAAAGTAGAAGAGCAGACAGCTCATGGGCAACTAGTTATGAGAACTCGTTATCATAATAGCAGTGATGCACTTGCCCAGCGACTGCTTAATACGCCTCACGTATATAAAGCTGAGACAGATACTATAGAATTACCCAAGAAGCTTAAGTCATAAACATATGGGAAAACAGCAAAAACTGAAAGCACAACGGCGCGCACAACGCCAACGACTCAAAGACCTTGTCGACACAAAAGCTGACCCACCAACACTGGAAGTCAGAACCAAAGAAAGTGTCCAGACAGAGGATATTTTTGGCCGCAAGTAATTGACAATCCCCCTGTAGTTTTATAAGCTCTATATAGTCTTGGCCCCAGAGACTATGACACTAAATATCTTCGTACGAGAGCGCATTCGCGTTTTCGACTTCATTAAAACCATTGGTCGCAAAATTGTGCGAGCAGCAGATTACCTCATTGATAACGGACGAAAGTTTATCCAAAAAGTGTACTTACGCATTAAACGCGGTAGAGGTCCACCAGTTTCACGACGATTTTATACAAAGAAAGGAGGCACTCTCTAAGAGGAGCGACCTCCTTTTTTAGTGGCAATATATGGCGCTTACAATAGTTGGTACACCATACGAAAAAGCAAACAGTAATGCGATTGCTGCATTTAATGCTACGGGAGCAAGTGTAGTTGTAGTTGTCTCTGTTGGTGTTAGTGGGAGCACTCAAGACACGACTGCCGTATCGTTTGGCGGTCAAGCAATGACAACTTCAGCAGACCTTCGTCAACTTGACCCTGATGGTTGGACATACACTCGTATCTTCTACTTATTTAATCCTCCTAGCGGTTCGAGCGCTATTACTGTTACAGCAAGTGATAACGCAGCAACAGCGTTCTTTTTGATAGCCCTTTCTGGTGCAGACACAACAGGCATTGGAAACACCAATAAGGCGAGTGGTAATAGCAATCATCCTGCCGTCGCAGTAACAGCTACAGCCGCAGACAACTGGATTATCTTTGGTGTATCTAATGGTACAGATGGCACGGCTGTTTCTGCCAATGATGGAAGTACGCTTGTCAACGAGATTATAATTGCTGGGAGTAATGGGCGTGCTGGTATGCTTCGAGAAACAACAGTGGGTGCTGGAGCTACCACGGTTGGTGCTACCACTGCTGCTGATTTCTGGTCAATCGTTGGCTTGGAGATTAAGGCAGTAGTTAGCGATTTATCCATCTCTGTTTCAGATACAATTACTATTACCGATACTGATACTGTTGCAACGACTACCCCACGAGTTGATACGCTGACTGATGGTTTCGAGGATGGCACCATTGATTTGGCTACCTATAACCTCATCCAAAACGGTGGAGCGACTATCACTGAAACAGGGGGCCGATTAGTTTTGGCAATGCCAGGAGCAAGTACTGCTGCCACTCATGCGGACCAATCAACTGATAGGACCTATGATTTAACTGGTAGCGCATTTAGCATCAAGGTCCTTGAAGTGCCAAGTGCTGCAACTACAGCATTTGCAGGTATACGAATTGGTATTGACGATGATAACTGGTTTAGATGGTTGTATCAGTCAGGTAATTTGATGGCGCAGCGCAATAGTGGTACTGCACAGGCAACCTTAGCAACTCTCACGCTTGATTTGGCTGTACACCGCTACTGGAGGATTCGAGAAGCTGCCGGTACAGTGTACTGGGATACAAGTGTTGATGGACAAGCATGGACAAATCGAGCTTCTTACGTTTACCCAATTGCCATTACGAACTTAACCCTTCGTATGACAGCCATCTGTATTGGCAATGAAACCAATCCAGGCAACTTTATTGTTGACAACTTAAACCTTACTCCTCTTGAGCCTAACGTCTCAGAAACAATTACTATAACAGAAAGTACTACCAGAGCGCTTTCTTTGGATGTTACTGAATCTGAGACGATTACTATAACAGATAGTCCTACTACTGCTGTTGTTGCAGTACCAACACTCCAGGTCTCTGTATTAGACAATATTACGGTTGTTGATACTGTTAATAACAGTCGGACAAACATGATTAAGAATCCAAGCTTTGAGGTGAACATCAGTGACAGCTGGCCGACCTTTGGACCAGGGACAATAACAAGAACAAGAGATACTGTTGAGAAAGTCTTTGGTACAGCAAGCTACAAGATGGACACGAACGGTGTCAACACTGACGGTGGTTCAGATACCAACTTCACGCTTACTGCTGGAACATATACTTTGTCAGGGTACATTAAAACAGAGAATGCAACAGGAGATGCAAAACTGGTTCTTCGTAATCGAACAAACTTCAACGGAGACATCAGCTTAACCTTAAACAATTCTATTCCTACACGGGATTGGACACGGGTCTCTGGCTCATTCACAGTCCCTGGAACAGACAGTTTCGACGTTGTATTTGGTATTGGACCATACGGGTCACCAGGACAAGGTATCGCGTGGTTCGACGGCATCATGCTTGAGATGACGGCATCGCTAGGTGATTACTTTGACGGGTCAAGTGCCGGTGCGACATGGACTGGAACAGCTCACAACTCAGCATCAACCATGGCAGGTTACGTGGTAATCACTACTCCGGTTCCAGAACTTGCAATCAGCGTCTCTGATACTATAACCGTTTCTGATTCTGTTGACCCTGAGTTGGTTTCTTTTATCGGTAAAAGTGAAGCGATTACTATAACAGAGGCGCTAAGCGTTACTCTCCCTCTTACTATTAGCAAATCTGAAACAATTACAGTTACTGAAGCGCGAACAGTCTTTATTCCCCAATTAAACATTGCTGTCTCAGAAACAGTTACTATAACTGACTCTGTCCAGGCTAACAGTGACATCAGTATTGTGGCTTCTGAAACTATTACTGTTAGCGAAGCGGCTTTCGCAGTGCTAATAGCCTTAATTAACGTTTCTGAGGCTATTACTATAGCAGACTCAGCCAATGTAGCCACGGTTCTGGGTATTGCTAAGACAGAAACTATCACAGTAACCGATAGTGCAACGGTAGCCCCTATAGTACTAACCGTGACTGCGAGTGAGCTCATTACTATAGCAGAAGTCACAACACTACTGCTTCCAACACTCTCTGTAGCAGTCAATGAGGTGATTACTATAGCAGACGTAGCTGACCCAGAGCTTGAAAGTCACATCCGGGAGTCCGAGTCTATCACTGTCTCTGAAACCGTTGACCTCGAACTCGAGAGTAACGTTCAGGTTAGTGAAACTATAACAGTCACCGACGCGCCAATAGTGAGCGCCGGAACATTGGGTGGCGTTGCTGTAGTAGAAACTATAACAGTCAGCGAAGCAGTCGCTCTTGATATCCCGCTTAACATCAGTGTGGCTGACACTGTTACTATAAGCGAAAACAGAGTGGTTGTTCTTCCAGAGCTTCATGTCAGTGTGGTTGACACTGTCACTTTGAGTGAAAGCACCAAAGTTGTGTCAGAATTACACGTCAATGTGGCTGAGGCAATTACTATAACCGATTCTGTAACTATGTTTACTGACAAGTTGTACCTTGCTGTCTCTGAAACAATTGTTGTCCAAGAGCAGGTTATCTTCCAGCCAGAATACTTCAAGAATCAACCATTCTATCTTGAGATTGGTGACGGATTATCAATGATTCTTGGTGCACCTCGAATGGTTATCTGGGGAACAAATGGTCGCCCACAAAACCCACGCCTTGGAGAGTTTGGATTTAATGACGAGCTAAACCAAATTGAAATCTGGAATGGACAAGAGTGGAGAAAGATTGCAACCAGCGCGCTTTAATGTTGACATTTACAGGTTTAGTGGCATACAGTAAAAATACAGAGGAATCTAGCGGAGCACCCGCATTGACCGCTCATCATGTTTTGGTAGAGCGGTTTTTTTTATGGAAACATCACTTATCGTTACAGCAACTGGCATCATGAATATACTCGTCTTAATTGGCGTATTTTATGTGTACCGAGAAGTAAAGAAGGGAAACAAAGACCAGCAGGAAATCAAGACGCGCCTGCATTGGATTAAGAAGCGTCAATTAGGAAAAAAATAATGCGATTAACAGTAGACCAAATCATGAAACAAGTTGCTGCCACTGTGAACCAGGAGGCAAATGCACCAACCACCGGCGGCGCTGAGTGGTCTTTGTGGTTGCAATATATTAACCGAGGAATTGCCGAATGGTCTGGTGCAAATGATTGGGAAGAACTTCGTCAAACATATTACCCCGTCGTTATTGCTGACGGTACACCAAGCGTTACTGTTCCTTTAGACTTCCGAAAGCTTGCAGCTCCTGTTCGATTATTTGAAGGAAATCTTGGCATTGATTATCCAGAGATTCTTTCTGAAGAAGAAGGATTAAAGACTCCCCAAGTTGATAAGTATTTAAAAGTTACTGGGAATACCGCAATCGGCTTCACGCTTACTTTCAATCCCGGCACGTTAGCGTCCGGTGCATCACTACAAATTCAATACTTTGCAATGCCAACCTCACTTGCGTCTCCTGCTGATTATTCACCAATGCAAGACCCACAGTTTTTGGTCGACAGAACAGTTGCATACATCTTTGAGGCGCGGTCTGATTCACGATTTCAGTTGGAAGAAAACAAAGCGCGCGAGCGACTCCTCTCAATGGTTGAAGGACATGAAATGCGAAAGTTCAATTCATATACCGGGACCAATCAGGTACCAGACACACTGCGAAGAATCGGCTTTCGTGTGGGGAGGGATTAATGACAACAAGAAAATTGTTTAATCCACGAAATAGAATTTATTTTGCACGAATACTTTTGAGTGTCGCTGTCATCGGTTGGCCGATTACTGCAATGACACTGTTTAAAGATGAACCACAGGGAATCCTCGGGTTGTCATGGCTTGCAATCATTCTGACATCAGTTGACATCCTCTTCACAACAACTGTGGAGGATGAAGCGGAAAAGAAGGAACAACGAGAGAAGCGAAAGGAAAAGAAAAAGTAATGCCATTAACACCATTAAAAACACCAAAATATAATCCACCAAAAGAGTCTGTTGTTACTTGGGACACCTGGAAAAAGGGACTCAATACTCTACTTCGCGAAAATGAGGTTGAAGGCAATGAAATGGTTGAAGCAACAAATTTACTCTTACGTGGTTCTGGAGTGCCAACCAAACGCTGGGGAAGTATTGATTACTTCAAGGCAGGCGCTACAGGCTCTACGCGCCTGGTTATGCCGGTGAAAGATTCCTCAAACAACATTCAGGTTCTAGGCTTCACAGACGCAGGATTTCTAACCAAAAAGAGTGGTGGTTCATATACGCAACTTGCCGGTGCTTCTTGGCCATCTGGTGCCGATTTAGAAGGTACACAGTTGGGTGGAAAGACCTACTTCGTGTCATCAATGCGCGAGTTGGTTCGTTACGACTTTTCAAACCTTACTTCATTTGCAACTATTGGCACACCAACCCTCACCATGGTAACTAATATGTCGAGTGCAACTGGAACCAGCATCTGGTCATGGAGAGTGACTGCAACAGGCAAATCTGGTGGTGAAACGTTTGCGTCACAACCAATCTCTCTGGCATCGCTTCCACAGAATTTAAACCAGACTGTTATGCGTGTTCGTTGGACTGCGGTTTCAGCAGCATCAGGTGATTTAACTGGTTATAACATTTATCGTGGTAATCCTGGCTCTGAGGTGTGGGTTGGTGGAGTCGATGCCAACACAACAAGCTTTGATGATTCGGGGCTTCCAACTACTGACCCATTCCGAATTGTTCCTGTTGCCGATACTACAGGGGGACCAAAAGCACGATTTATCATGCGTTTCCAAGACCGTTTGATTTTGGCAGGTATTGAAGGAGAACCAACAAAGGTCCTTATCTCAGGCCGATACCCAGACCAGGAACGCTTTGACTGGTATGCCGGTGGCGGGTATGTATACATTGAACCAGATTCAGGACAAAATATTACAGGATTAGGCATCCATCAGGAGCGTCTTGTAGTCTTCAAGGAAAACTCTGTCTGGCAGGTACGATTAAACTCTGTACAATTTGGTAATTATCTAGTCTTAGACCCACAATATAACTTGCTCACTGCGTCACAGGGATGTAGTAGTCATAAGTCTATAGTACCTGTGGAGAACGATTTGATGTTTGCGAACCGTAAGGGTATTTATATCCTACGCTATGAACCACAACTTCAGAACATTTTGAATGCGAATGAAATCAGTGCAAAAGTCCGACCATTCTTTGAGTCGTTGGCTGATGCAGATTTAACAACGTGCGCAGGTGCGTACTTGGATAAGAAGTATGTCTTGTCATTCCCAAACAGTAAACAAACAATTGTCTTTGACCGAGAACGTTTGAGTTTTACAGGCCCTTGGAACACACCGTATGGTATTAATCACTGGGCGAAGTATATTGATGAAGGCGGTATGGAGCGTTGGTTGGCAGCTGATGCGGATGATAACTACGTGAGTGAGTTTTCCCAAACCTATCCAGATGACAAAGGTACAGCGATTCGTACAGTGTTTAAATCAAAGAAAGAAGACTTTAAAGATTGGACACTTTTCAAAACTATAAACGAAGCGTATATGAATTTTAAGTCTGTACAGGGAACTGTAGATATTAACTTGTATCTTGAAGAACGGTCTGGAAACGTAGTAACCGCTAAGTCATTCACTATTACATCAACCGGTAGCTCAGGTACTTCTGGTATTGGAACTAACTTAATGGGTGGTGTGCCTATTGGGCTTACTAATAACAGTGTGTCTTTCTCATCTCTTGAAATCCCACGAAAGACCTTTATCTACAAAACATCACGTACTTTCCAAATTGAGGTACAAACTACAGGGCGTACTGACAAGTATGAATTGCTAGGTGTAAAAGTTGTTGCGATTCCACAAGCACGAGGAAATTCACCATCATCTTGGAACGTCTAGTTGACTTTTTTAGGTTTAGTGGGATACGGTGAAGTTATAGGGATTTAGGGGAACACCCCCGTTGACCGCTCAGTTTATATTGGGTGGTCTTTTTTATTTTATGGCAGCAAAACTTTGGGAGACAGGTACAGTAAACGCGTTTAACACCACTTTGAATGGTGCTATTGATGCATCTGTAACAACTATTACCCTTACTACAACCACAGGACTTGTCGCACCAGGCATTCTTTGTCTCGACAGACAAGACGCTACATTCGTTGATACACCAACAAAACGTGAGTATATTAGCTTTACCGCGATTGCTGGAAATGATTTGACCGGGTGCGCCCGTGGTGTTGCCGGTTCATCAGCACAGGCACACGCATCAGGTGCGATTGTTGAGGAAAACTTTTCAACTTCACACTGGGGAGAAATGCTTGATTATCTCCAAATCTCACACGATGTATCAGGAAACATCACTACTGCTGGTTCAGCAACTATCTCAACACTCCGGTTATACTCACATTTGAACGCATCTGGTGCCTCAATCACTGGTAACTTCCCACTAAACCCTGTTTGGACATTCTCTGTTGTAGCTTCAACAGCGTCAGGGTATGCATCGAATCCACTTTCAATGCCTCAGAGTGGAACATTAAGCTGGCTTTCTGTGACACTTGATGGCCCAGCGTCTGGTGCCTCATATATCTTTGACGTAAATAAGAATGGTAGTTCAATCTTTGATGTTGGTGCACGGCTCACTGTTCCTGGAGGAGGAACATTCGCCTCAACTGCTTCTATTGCAACACGAAACTTCGTGTCAGGAGACAAATTCTGGGCCGACACAGACGCGGTTGGCAGCAATCCTGTTCGCGTAACTATACAAGGACGCGCTTAATTCTATGGCACAACGACAATTCCGTTCAGATGACACATCACAATGGCTTGAGGGCTATGGTCCCGCCACAGAGGGGGCTTACTCTTCTAGTGGAAATATAGGCTTCACACAACCAATTGCTTCATGTAACGGTACTATAGGGACAAAAGCACTCACAACACAAAATGGACGGGGTGGTCCTGGTGCTCCACTCTTTGAGACTGGAGATATTGTTGTCATTCACCAATCTCTGGGGCCAAATATGGGTGCATGGGAATTGAATAAGGTAGCATCTGGTGGAGGAACTACAAGCCTAACAATGGCATACGATTTGACGAATACCTATCTCTGGGATTCAGGTAATAAGGCGCAAATTACAAAGGTAAATGATTACACAAACTTCACTTTGAATATAGGACACGTTCTTAGTAGCTGGGACTGGGACGGAAACACTGGTGGCATTGTTACTCTCATGTGTACCGGCAGCGCAACATTTGGCGGAACTATTGGTATGAATGGTGGTTCTGGAACAACTGCATCATCAGGTAATCCTCCAGGTGGAAGTGGTGCTGGTTTTCGAGGAGGCCAAGGAGATATGGTCAACAATGACGGCATTGGTGGTGGGTCTAACGGAGAAGCATCAGGGTATAACGGAGGCTCAGGGGGCCACGGACTCGCTGATGGAGCTGGAGCTGGTGGAGGTAATGCAGCTGCTGGTGAAAATGCATCAGGCTCAGGCGGAACAGCTATTGGTGGATTAGCATCTGGAAATCAATCGCTCACACTCATGACTTTTGGCGGAGGCGGTGGTGGCTCAACTGACAATGTTAATAATTCAGGCGGTGGTGGAGGTGGTGGAGGCGGTATTGTGCTCATCATTGCCAAAGATATAAACATCACACCTTCTGGTTTTATTCAGGTAAATGGTGGTGGCGGTGGTGGAAGTAAACACGGTGCTGGAGGTGGAGCTGGTGGCTCTGTTCTCTTGAAGGGGCAAACAATCGACATTGGTACGAATAGAATTATCTGTGCTGGAGGTACAAATGCAGCGTCTGACAGACGAGGAGGTACTGGAAGTGTTGGTCGTATGACTGCGGATTGGATGATATCATTCGCAGGTTCAACAAGTCCAACAGCCATTACTCCACGCCAAGATTTATCACTGTTATTACCACCTCTTGTTGGCAATCACAGTTTCTTTATGTAAAAACACTTGACAACTCGGGTCTTAGTGTCATACGGTAGAATTATAGGAAATTAGGGGAACATCCCCGAGGACCGCCAAGATTTTGTCTTAGGCGGCTTTTTTATTTTATGGACCCAAGAATCGCAGAAATACTACAACAGCAACAAGCACAGCAAGGTGCAGGGCAAGCTCCACAAGGAGCTCCTCAGCCTGGTGGTGCTGGAGAAGGTGCAAATCCGTTTGAAGATATTCTCGCACAATTCGGAGCACAACAACAGCAAGCACCAGAGGGAGCAACACAACCAACGCCTGAGGCAATGGCAGCAATGGGTGGTGGGCAACCAGGTGGTGGTCCAGAAGTAGGAGGCATGGGTGGTGGACAGCAAGCAATTCAAAAGACACAGCAAATTGACCCACAAACTGGCCAACCAATTGAAGACCAGACACAAAAAGGTACATTAACTGGTACTTCAAAGTTCTTAGTTGGTGCGATTCAACAATTACAGGGCTATTTACAAGCATCAGATGACCGTGATGATATCGCTACAGGTCGCTCAGTCATCACACTATTAACCAGATTGATTGATAAAGACCAACAATCAGAGACATCTAAATTACAACAAGCATAACTATGAAAACATACATTGCACACGGCAGCACTATAGACAATAAGTTCAGCGGTTTCCCACGAAACGGCTACAATGTTTCCTTTTCAGGTGGTAAGATTCAAAGTTCTTATCAAGCAATGAGACCAACTCCAGCTCCATCACGACAACCAGTCTACCAACCACAAGCATACAACGGCCAAACTGGACAAGCAGCTGGTGGTGGAGGTAACTCAGGTGGTGGCGGAGCAAAACAACCAGGTGGTTGGTATAACGGAGTACAGTACATGCCAGAAGCAACCGCACAAGGTGGCGGTGGTGGTGGAGGCGGTGGAGGTGACCAAGGTGGAGGTCAGCAAAACTGGGATTCACAACTTGAATCTATCTACGGAGGTCTCTTCTCATCTCTTGACCAAATGGCAGGAAATGCAAACACAACATACAACGAAGATGTTGGTGGTATCGAGCGAGAGTATGGAACTGAAGTAGACCGATACGGTAAACAGAAGCAACAACTTGTTGGCGATGTTGATACAAACGAACAGCGATTCTTCTCAACTACATCAACTGCAAAAGATGATGCGGTACGCGCGTACAACGCCCTCGCACAACAAGCACAATCTCGTTTCGGACGAGGTTCATCAGCAGGACAAGCAGTTGGAGAATTGGCACAGCAAGAGTTCTTCCGACAACAGGGACAGATTGGCCAAAAGGAAGCACAAGGTGCTGAGGACTTTGGTAAGGAACGCATTAAAGTAAACACTTATGTTGAAGACCAGTTAAATCAACTGAAGAACTACAAGACAACAGCGATGGATAAGTTGAAGCAATCTCTTCGAGACCAGTTGCAATCAATTGATTCAAAGAAGAGTGAGTTACAATCAAACAAACAACGAGACAAGATGAACCTTTTACAGCAAGCAGTACAAGCTGCACAAGCGATGGCTGATACTGAGCGTTCAACACGAAAGCAAATTGCAATGAACTCATTGTCACAGATGCAGCAATTGCAAAACAAAACATTTACACCGGCAGAAATCGTCGCTTACTTGAATGAATTTGAAAACCAATTTACCAACTCTGGAGGTATTAAGGGTGTTGCTACAGCAGCTCCTAAAGCAAACTACCGCTACACTGGTCGACAAGATGAACTACAGGGTGTCAGTCCATTTGAGTAAACATTATGATATATGGCAATAAGAAAAAAATCTCCTTGGGAAGAAGCATCGGCCTTCGTTGGTAATACCGTAAATAACGTTACAAAGGGCGTTACTGATTTCTTTTCTCAACCAAGACCTCAACAAAAAACACGCATTAAACCATCTGGTGGTATCATCAACAACGCAGCGCGTGGTGTATCTCTCCAACTTCCTAAAATTCAGGCAAAAGCACAAAACCTCGTTAATCCAGACTTTTATAACCCAAAGGTCTATGATGCAAATCCTAAAACTCCACAACGGGACAACTTCTGGGCTCCAAAAGAAATCAACTTAAATGTTCCTCGACAAAAGAGCCGAGTAAAGCTTAAGTCATCTGGTCTTGAATCAGGTAAAATCGTCCCTGAAGTACGTCCATTTGATAATAGTATCCCTGGTACAGTCGGAAATATGGCTGCAAACATTCCTGGTATGCTTGTGAACTCAATTATTGGTCAAGGATTAACCGTCCCAGCAGCAGACCTTGCCCGCCTTGCACGGGGAGAAACCAGTAAATATAGCCAATTAAAATCAGGACAAGCGCGAATTGGCGCACAACTTCTCGGTCTCGTAAATCCACAAAGCGCACAAGAGTTTGGAACTAATATGCAGGGCCAAGAAGTACTCGGAAACCTTGGACAAACAGTTGCACCGATTACTGACGCGTGGGGTGGAGGACAAGTCTTTAAGATTGGTAAACAAGGTCTGACCCAATTTGGCAAAGGTGGCGTTATGGATTACCTAAAAGCTGGCGCAAACATTATGCCTGCTGGTTTGTCATCTGTGTTAGCAACAGAGTTGAATTTAAACCGCTATGAACCAAGTGTTCGTGACCAAGTCATGAAATCAGCGATTAACACAGCGATTGCAGCTCCTGTTATTTTCGTTGCCGGTTCTGCATTCCACGGATTAGGACAAGGTGCCCGAAAACTGGTTGAACAATTCGGCCCAGAATCAGCAAACTTTGTTGTGAATAAAGGTGTCATGTCTGAGTATCTTAATACTGGTCAATTAGCACCAGAAGAAATGGCTGGATTAACGAAACTAAATGGAGGAATTGGCATGCAAACTGGTCAAGGTCCTGTCTGGGCGTTTATGCGAAAAGCATTCCCAGAAGACTTCGGCCCAAATGGTGAACCCCTTCCAACACTCGGTCCACGAATTGAAGCACTAAACCAGGAATCTCCTGATGCATTGATTTCAATCCGTCCACAAGACAATCCAAATATTGCACGGCCTGAAGGGCTACAGGGTGAAGGACCAATTGACCCAGCTGCAATGGCTGCCCAGCAAGAAGCACGGTTAACTGCAATGCAGGAGGAGCCAAGCTTGATTCCAGAAACAACCAAACCACTTGAAGGAGTTGAACAAGCGCTGACTGATTCAGCAACCATTAAACCAGTTGACGCAGCAGATACTGGCCCACGACAAGGCGAAGACCCATTCAATATGAGTGAGGGTGACGCGCAGGCTGCGCTAAAGTCTCTCCTTTCTGATAAAGAACTAGAGTTTATGGGTGTTGGTAAAATCGACACACCTGAAGGTAAATCCGCACAAGGAAAGTACTATGAATCAATGGTACAGGTTGTACAGCAAAATGGTATGGTGCAGGACAGAACATTGTTCCACGAAGCCTTCCACGCGTACGCAGATAAGTTTGCAGCGAAAGAAGCGTATAACCAAGCAATCAATGATGCACTGGGCATTGGTGGTGTCAATACACAAGCTGATGCTGCTGAGTTCTTAGCGGAAGGTTTTGCTGACTATATGGCAAAGCGTCGAACCTTTACCGGAAAGATTGCTGCATTCTTTGAAGATATCTTAAGCGGTGTAAAGCAGTTGATTGGGAAAGAGTCAGCAGCACGCATGATGTATGCAGACCTCAAGAGTGGTAAGGCAACACCTATTAATGAATCAACTATCTCAGAAGATGCAGCGCAATTCCGAAAGAAGAGTGACGAAGAAGTCATTGGTCCACGACCAGCATTGACTGATGAAATGCCTGCGCCAAAACAACCAGCAGGACTTGATGAAGCAATAGAGAATATTCCAACAGCTGATTTGAAACGAGGTATTAAAGAAGACTCAGAGTTTGCTGGTGCATTCAAAGAGGAACTTGTTCGTCGTGGCATTACCAAAGGTGTCAAAGAACGAAAGTTCACTGGTTCCGCACGAGAGTCAGAACGCGTTATGCAGGACACAAAAAAGAACTTGTACGGTGTGTACGAAGGTATCACCAACCGGGAAAGTTTGGATAAAGCGTTTAAGGTCATTGAGAAAGACTACACTGCTGCACGAAATGACTTCATGCAAGGAAAACTGTCATCAGATGAAAGCAAAGTCTCATCTATCGGTGAGATTCCAGATTTCATGGCTCGAGGTTTGGTGCTTATGGAAATGGAAGGACAGATGGGTAATGCCAAAGGGCAAGCAGAAGTTGCGAATAAGTTGGCTGAATTCGCGACCCCATTCGGTCAGGGTATCCAGCTTCTGTCAACACTACAGCGCATGACTCCAGAGGGCATGGAGCAGTTTGCTGAGAAGTTGTATGCCAAAGCAAATAGTAAAATTGATGTGCTGCGAAAAGCTGGTCTTCGAGAAGAGGCAAAACTGGATGACGCGCAAAAGAAGCAACTCCGTGATTTGATGGTAAAAATCACTGGTATGCCAAAAGGTCCAGAGCGGGACAAATTAATGACTGAGGCAATGGAAGTTATTGCGAAAAAGATGCCACCTGGTGCAATGGAATTGATTGATGCATACCGATACCAGAACATTCTGTCAAACCCATTAACTCACTTACGTAACTTCTGGGGTAACTTTACACAAATTGCTTTTACAAAACCATTAACCCATTCGGTTGCTGCTGGTGCTGATATTATTCAAGCTGGAATCTTTGGTAAAGAACGAGAATATTACATGAGCGAGATTCCTGAATACTACCGTGGTGCATGGAACGCTGTCCCATTGGCAGCTCACGCATTCGCCGAAGCGTTTAACAAGAATGCAACAATCAACCAGCCTGATTTGCGTGCAGATGACATTATTAAAGGAGTCCGTGCAAACAACGTTCCTCGAGCACTCCGCGTGGTTCCACAAGTCTTGGAAGCTGGAGACCGATTCTTCCTAAAGATTGTTGAAGAAGGCGAATACGCAGCACTCCGTTCAAAGAATATGCCAGATGAAGAAGCACGAAAGCTTGCTGAAGAAGCGTCACAAAAATGGTTGTTCCGAAAAGAGATTGACCCAAAGAATAAGACCGGTCAAGGGTATGTTCTTTCTGGATATGACATTGTCACTAAGGAAGTATATCGGTTGCGAAAATGGCCTGCGGTTGGTTGGTTTGTACCGTTCGTTAAAACACCGATGAACATTGCGAAGATGCAGCTTGAGTATTCACCACTGGGCTACTCAACTATGGTTGGCGCAAACAATAAAACTGAGCAGTTTGCTAAAGCGACAATTGGAACAGCGGTTACTTCAATCGGTGCATCATTTGCGATGGCTGGTATGACAACCTGGGAAGCGCCAGCCGACCCAACTGAAAAAGAGTTGTTCTATGCAACTGGACGAAAACCATTTTCCGTTCGAGTAGGCGATAAATGGGTACCACTCCAGTACTTTGGGCCATTCGCGTTGGCGCTTGCTATCCCAGCTGCGGTAAAGCATCAGTATGCAGATAGTAAAACTGCAATGACTGATTCAGAAGCTGAGCGCTTAGCAGGTATTGTTGGAGGAGTCGCAAAGTTCTACGGAAATGCAACATATTTGACTGGTATCGGGAACTTCATGCAACTTGCAACAGGAGACTATGATTACGGTTTCGGCTCTAACCTAGCGTTCACTGCTGGTGGTGCAATTCCACTTTCAGGTCTTGTTGGATACGTCACTCGAGCAATTGACCCAGTCTATCGAAAAGTCGATAATTCAACACTTGTCTCAGGATTTATGACAGGACTTCAGCGAAACTTACCAGTCATTTCAAAGGAGCTTGGGTCATACAAAGACATTGACGGTAATGACGCAATGCGTGAGTTGAGTGCATACATTGCCCCATACGTTGTTGGTACCGTAAAACCAGAATATGAAGACTTGTACAAGATGCGTATTCACGAATTACAAGCGAATGCAGTGGACTCATATAATGAGAAGAAAATAGAAGAGGCAGCAAAGGGTGGTGGGGAACTGCCAGAACTAAAGTCTGCAAATGGAAGCAAGTTGTCATCAACTGACAGTGGGTTTGGTGAGCGTTTAGAAAAGAAGTTGATGGGAGACTCAAAAGTAAATGAGAACCTTGCTGAAGGAATTCAGGAGAAAGAAAAACGGACTGGTGACTTTAAATACCTCAAGAAGTTGATGGAGGAAAAAGACAAACTTGGCTTGGATGAAGAAATGATTGGTGATGAATTTGCGCGCAAAGATATCGCAGCTGAAGACTTAGTGTACGACGATAAAACACTGCTTGAGGACGAGTTGCAAATGGAGCAAGTTACCTACGACATTGAAGGATTAGAAGGAGACGACTTGATGTCTACACTTATCTCAATGCGTCACACTTCAGAAGGTTCACGAAAGATGTTGTTGACTGACACACTTATTGGAAAGATGGTCAAGGCCGGGCAGCTTGATGACGCAACCGGGGACTATTTAAAGACTGTTAAATACAATTCAGAAACAGGAGAAATCGAAACCATTGCAGGTGCTGGTGGTGGCGGTGGAGGAAAGGGTAAGAAGGCTGATTTAACCTTTGACCAAATCGACTTCAGCGTACCACAACAAAAGCCGTTTCAATTTGGGGAGGTTCCTGGTGTGAGTGACTTGTCTGTAGCATTGCCAAAAGCACGGAAGGTGAAACTGGAGATTCCAAAGATGAAATCATCAGACTTTTTAGGTAATAGTAATGCCAAGAATTTAGTCTCTCCAAAGATTCCAAAGATTCGACCAATGGCAACACGATTGAATTCATTAGGAAGCAACACATAATATGGGAAACTTACACGGGCGAATGCCCACACAAACAGTTCAGAAACAAACCTTTGATGCAATTGAGGAGCGCACACGCGTTGCAACACATGCTGATGGCAATACAGCGTCCTACGAAGACACTAACTTTACCGCAGCTGATACATTGTCTGTTCTTGATATTTATACCGACTTAGGCCGGGCAGGACACAAGGGAGCATTTATTAATGATGGCCCTGGTGACATATTGGTTGAACTGTCTTTTGACGGATTAGTATATGGAGGTATCCATACCCTGCACGGCGGCGAGTCACTTAACTTAAACGATTTAAAAGTACATAAAGTACGACTCACCTACGTTGACCCAACAGAGTATCGTTGTATCATTGCATAATATGGCATCAATAATTTCAGACATCAAAAACAAAGCAAAAGACTTTCTCAAGAACATGGAGACAAATGCAAAGGCATTTAATCCGCAAACGAATCTCCAAGCAATGACACAAAGCCCTGCTAAACCGTTGCAAAAATTACGCAGTATTGAAGGTGCTGGGAAACAATTAGGGGTACAGGCGAAGACCTTTGATAAGAAGATTCGCACCAAACTTGGTCCGGAACAACGCCGTGCAAAGAACTCTTATGCTGTTGCGCAAAAATCTGATGGTTCAGTCATTATGTCTGATGGCACAATCACTGAATCTCCTTATAAGAATAAACTCGAGGTGTTGCGACGAAACGTTCTTGCACAGCAAAACTTCACCCCAGAAGCTGAAGAGTTTTTAATGGGTATTCCACTAGATGCATTGGTTGGTGGACAGAATCTTGGAGAAGAACAACACGTTCGTCCAGGACAACACGTATCATCCCTCCGCATCGGCATCAGTCCACGAACCTTTGAGAAAACAGGGCCAGTCATGACGACTGAGGTAATGACACATGAATTCCTCCATGCACTTGATGCAAATGCAAATACGAATGCGCATATGCAAGATGAATTAGGGGAAGCACGGGAAGCCTTCTCAATACCAGCTACGGGTATGCGAACAGCAGACAGCTTTGGGTTCCGAAATGAGTGGCAACAAGGGGCACCAAAGTCTACACAACGAACATTACCACGATTCCTTAGTAACTATGATGAGAAGCCACAAACACGGGATATGGAGGCATTCGCGCAATACGCAGCGCCACAGGGAAATAAAGTACTCTTGCAACCAGCAGGACAGCGGTATAGTAATGTCTTTGTTCCAGCGACTAAAAAGCCTCTTAATTACACACCAGTCTATCCAACTGCGAAGACGTATGAGGATATCTTAAAGGATATGAAGCTAAGTGGTGGTTGGGGTCGTAGTGATTATTAATTACTTGACAGGATAGGCTTTAGTCAGATACGTTTATGTTATATAGTTTCTGGAGGTGAGCACCACCACAAAAACGGCTAGAGTTCACACTTTGGTCGTTTTTTTTTACAAAACTATGCAATATGCCGAAGACCGCAAGAGAAAAATCAGACGAAGTACAGATTGCCGTTATGGCCACTGACATATCTTATATCAAAAAATCAGTTGAAGAAATCAGCAAGAAGATTGGTGAGGACTTCGTGACCAAAGATGAGTTCGAACCTGTCAAGCGCATTGTATACGGCCTTGTTGGCTTGATACTGGTAGCGGTTGTAGGAGCTGTGCTCGCGCTCGTTATTATTCAATAATATGAAACAAACACAAATGGAAAGAATTGAGGAGAATCAGCAAGACCGAAAGGAGTCTGCAAATTTGCAAGCAAAAATTGTTTATGCGCTTCTCCTTGTTCCTGTAGTACTGTTGGGATTAATGTGGTACTGGTTGGTATTCCCAGCACAAGTACTTGAGATAAAGAAGCTTCCAATACCAGTTACTAAACCGGAGAATATCAAGTCAGGACGAATCCTTAGTTTAATGTTTGATTACTGTAAGCACATAGATGCACAAGGAACTGTAGAAGCTACACTGGTGAGTGATAAGAGTGTCATCATGTTGCCAACATATACAGAGCGCCTTCCACAGGGATGTTCAAAAGTAACAGCACCAATGATTTTGCCATATACGATTATTGAACAAGATTATCATATCCATTATAAAGTTACGTATAAAGTAAATCCAATTCGCGAAGTCGTTGAAGAATTTGATAGCCAGGAATTCACCTTAAATCCAATAGACTTACCAATCGACCAACACTTAACAAACTAATATGACAGTAGACCAATTTATTACAAAATGGAACGGACGAGGAATCGACTTTGATGGTTACTACGGTGACCAGTGTATGGACTTAATGCACCAATATCACGTCGATGTCTTAGGCATTGCTGATGGCAGAACCCTTGCAGCAGGGTATGCAAAGGACGTTTATGTCAATTTCGCCAATGTTTTCAATCGAGACAAGTTTGAGCGAATAGCAAACACCCCTACAGGAGTGCCACAAAAGGGAGATATTATGTTCTGGGATGCGAACGTCAAAAACGTCACAGGAATTGCCGGACACGTTGCTATTTTTGTTGATGGAAACGCAAATAAGTTTCGTTCATTTGACCAGAATTACCCAACTGGTGCAAAGTGCAAAATTGTGGAACACAGTTACAGTGGTGTACTCGGATGGCTTCGGCCTAAGACAATTCCGGTAACAGGAGGAGGTGGTAGCATGGCAAATTACAAAGGATATGATTTAGCAAACCCAGAGTCAATGAAAGTTGCCGTGGACATTTTAGTTCGCGTACAAGCTGGTGAGTTTGTTGAGAAGAAAGAGGTAGAAGGCATAAAGGCAGAACGCGACGCAGCTCGTGCTGATGCCAGTTCAAAGCAGACTACCATTGATAATCTCAATCAACAAATCAATGACCGAAATAATGACATTGTGGCACTCAACGGTAAAGTGAGCACTCTCACAACCCAAGTGACAGACTTGAACAAGAGCGTGGTTACCTTGACCAAACAGGCTGAGAAGGTTCCTGCACTTGAGATAGAGAAGACAGCGTTGGAAGAAAAGGTACTTACGTACCAAGAAGCAGAAAAGACTTGGAACCGAGCGAAAGCGCAGTATGTTAAAGAAATTGCGGACCTAAAAAAAAACTCATTAACAAGCTTCGTAACAGGTATCTTGGACAAACTGTTCGGTAAGAAGTAATGACAAGAACATTATATTGTCAGTATTGTAAAGAGAAGGAAGTCTTGCAGAGAAACGAAGATGTTTTGTTTCAGATGCGATTTGATTGGGATAAAAAGCATAACAGATGCCGCATCCCACATTTCATATACAGAGTTACTGTCGCGAAGGGAGGTGTTACTAATGTCAAATTCAATTAAAGAAGGATTACTAGAAGGAGGACGAGTTGTCCTGCTTGCAATCGTATCATATCTCCTTACAGAAGGAGTTGTTGCGTTATTGGTAAATCAATTCATCGGTGTTCAAGTTGGACCAGAAGTAAGAATTGTTGCAGTTGGCGCAGTCACTTCAGTACTTCGTGGTATCGACAAATGGCTTCACGAACGAGCTGGACGCGAAGAAGGATTTCTTAAGCAAGGTGGTCTTACAAATTTCTAAAGACAATGAGCAGAGAGAGATGGGACGGTTTTCAGAACCGTGTAGCAGACTGGAAAAGCCAGGTTATTCCTGCACACGAAAATACGCCAGACGGAGAGTTTACACGCTCTTTGGAGGAATTTGATGAACTGCAAGACGCAGTTAAAGCCAATGATGGCACGCCACAAGCACAGCTTGAGATTGGTGAAGAAGCAACTGACGTAATTATCCGAATGCTTGGTATCATCTCTGTTGTTGGCGCAAATGCCGGAGAACTCCTCGATAAAAAGCTCACCCTTATTCAAGAGAAATATCCCCCATCAGTTATCTCTGGACAACTAGCCGAAGGTGTTCCCTTCCACGTTGCCATGGCTGAGCAGAAGCGTGCCTGGCAACAACGCCAGAACGGTAACGGTAACGGCCACCATCCACGCCCACCACTTAGCGCTTGACATCCTTTGTACATGATGATATAGTTTACAGACACTGGAGGATTCGGTGAGTGGTTATCCCAAATAGATTGCTAATCTGTTAGTCGCAAGACTCATTGGTTCGAATCCAATATCCTCCGCCAGTCCTTTATACCGAATGTCGCACTTGTATCATTGTGGGGTAATTGCCATTTATTGGTAAAGTCAATACTAAGGTATATAAAATAGAACGAGTCTTGATTGGCTAACCGCAAGGTTTCTCTATGATGACTCTTCCGAAAGATTAGAGAATAGGAACAGATACGTGACAAAGGGAACTCGTATCACATCAGGGTGTAGCTTAGTTGGTAAAGCGCTTGGTTTGGGACCATGAGACCGCAAGTTCGAGTCTTGCTACCTTGACAATGAATGATACAGTCATTTCACCGAAATTAACACTTGAAGAATCAGTTGCAGTGCTGCGACGTGCTTGCGCGAAATATGGCGATGAATTGCCAAAGGATGCGTTTACACAAGAAGAGGCTGAGTCTTTGGTAGCACACGGATTGATTGAGAATATGGCGAATTAATAATAAATGCGGGCATAGTATAACGGTTAGTGCTTCTGATTTCCAATCAGAGAGTAGGGTTTCGATTACCCTTGCCCGCTCATGAATACTAAACAAGAGCTGGAATATGTAAAAGGCTTCATTAAGTATGTCGAAGCAGCCTATGGCAACAGAATCTGCGCACATAAAAACCAGAAAGAGTATCATCCATCATGTATCAACTGCCAAGCGCAATGGGCGCTCGGTTGGCTCAGGGACCATCAAAGCCTTGTGCAATGGGAGATAGATGAACTAGAAGAAGTAGAGAAGAAAAATAAGGAAGATTAGCATAGTGGTCGAATGCGCCGGTCTTGAAAACCGGAGGCCGAAAGGCTCGGGAGTTCGAATCCCCCATCTTCCGCACCTGTAGTCCACTTAACACATGAGGCCATATGCCCCGTGACGGCAGAAAGTATGTGGAGCAGCCCTTGATTCGCCTGTCCGGGGAACATGACTCAGTGGTGAAGTAGTTAACACTGGAGCCTGCAAAGCTCTCACGCGAAGGTGCAAATCCTTTCTGGGTCTCAAAGCAAGGAGGGGAGTGCTCGCAAGAGCATATCTCCGGGTAGCCTACCTTCTATAGTTGCGACTAAGTAGTGGAATCATTGTACAGTGGTTTATACAACTAAGGTCTAGCC